GTGTGAGCAAGCCGAACACGTCGCGAGTCAGGCCCGAGCGGTCCACGCGTTTTTTGATCTCGAGTTCCTCGCGTTCCACTTCGTCAAGGTGCTCCTCGAGCGTTTTGGATCCGCTGGCGAGGATGTCCGTCATGCTGCGCATCCCGGCGCGGTAGGCGTCGATGGCGTCGCGGTTGGCGTAGCCGCTGTCGGCGGTCAGGCGGGCGGGTTCGGTGAAACGGAACTGGTAGGCGCCACCGCGGTTTGCGTCTGCGCCCGTGTAGGGCGGGAGGATGCCGAGTTGGACAAAGCGGGCCACGGCAAATGCGCAGCGACGTTTACAAAACGCGGAGAGGTAGGCGTGCCGCTCGGAGGTCACGCGGTTCACCTGTTCCAGAATGATCCGCGCGGAAGCTCCCCCGAGTTTGGACATGTCCCAACCAAACTCCGGCGGCCATTGCGCCGCGAGTAGCGCGTTGCGGATGAGCCGTTCTTGCAAGCGGTCCTGAGCTTCGGTTGGAATCTTGGCGTCCAACTGCTGGATGGACTCGCCAGCGTTGGCGGTGAGGTACTCGATCCGTCCACCGGCCATGGGCGTGAGCCGCAGTTGCGAGCCGCATCCGGGCGGCGTAACGTCCGTCAGCGCGTTGTACGCGTCCGATGCGTCGGCCATCCCTTGCTGGTTGGTAACGAGTAGGCCAATTTTCGCGGCCATGCGAGACGCGGCTTGAATGTCGTCGCCGAGGTCCTTGAGGGAAATGAGATCCCGGATCGCGGGAGCAAACGCGCTGATGCCGCGCACCTGGTCCACCTCGCGCGGATCCATCGTCAGCATCGCCGACTGCACCGGCACGTCGCGATCCTCGGAGCCGTCCTGCGCCTCCCCGAGCACGCGGTAAGCCACGGCGCGATTGGTCTTGCTCAGGATCACGCCGTTGTAGATTTTCAGCCCGCGGTATCGGCCCTCGGTCAACACGCCGTCGTCCCCGCGGGATCCGATCTGGTGCCACGGCACCTGCTGCAGTTGCGGGTAGCCGTTGGCGGTCGTGGTGAGAATCGTCAGCAGGTCGCCCTCCCGGTCGATTGCCACGGACTCGAGCCGGAGCCCTTCCCACCAGCTTTTGCCGTCGAGATAGGCGATCTGCATCCAGTCCAGCAAAACGGCCTCGGCTTGTTTGCCCCACTCGCGGTCCGCACCGGTGAAGATCGGGCGCATCGCCATGCCGACGGTCAGCATCGATTTCTGGTCAATCGCGGCATTCACCATGCCGTTGTTCCAATAGAGTTTCCGCGCTGCACTGTTGACCGTGCGCCACTCGCCAACGGTCAGTTCGCGGGAAATGCTTTGCGTGTGGTTGCGCCAAAAAGGTTCGCCCCACACGCCGCCTTCAACAAGGCGTTGGCGTCTGTACGCTGCGTAATTTGCGCCCACTTTGGGAGTTGCGATCCCCAACAGGTTTTTGAAGCGGTCGAAAAGGCTCATATAAAATAGGCCTGAGTGCGCCGGACTGGTCCGTTAATGCCTGCGGCTTTGTAGTTAAGTGCCTGCTGCGCCAGCATTAATACGTCCAGCGGCGAAAGCGTCCCGCCCACGTTGAATTGGAATGCTGCCCCGTCGATCGACGACGACACCAGCGTGGACTTGCCCGCCAGCGTGAGGTCAAATTTGGAATTGATGATGGCGCGAAGCTCGGCCACGTCGCGCGTGAGAAACACCTGCAAGAGTAACCGTTGGTCTGGAGCCATCTACACACCGGCACCGGGACAAGAAAAACCCCGGACATGCCACACGGCAGCCGGGGTCGCCTTCCGTTCCCGCCAGTCGCACACCGTCGGGTTAGGGTTGAGCCTGCACGTTACCCTGTCGCGGGCGGCTCGTCAACCTCCGGCGCGGTGGACACCATGTCGGGCAGTGCGCCCAAAATCTGCGCGGCGAGCACGTTCATGGCTTCGGCATCCCACATATGGTTCGGGCGCCCTGTCGCCGTCCAACGGAGGCGGGTTTTCTTTGTGCGCTTGTCCACCGTTGCCCGTTTGCGCTCGCTGTTGAGGTGCCGCACATACTCGGGCGGCGCATCCTGCGGAAACTCCCACACCGGGGAGCCCGTGTTTCTCAAATTTGCGAGAATGTCTTTCACCGGATCGGACGCCCAATAGAAAAAGGTCACGAACACCCGCTTTCCGGCAGCGTCTCGAGTCGTCGGCGCAAGCACGCGATCAGGAGCGGAGTAATACCTACGGATCGGTTTGCCGTCGGGCCCTTTAACAGTGAAATGGTCTTCGGCGCGGCCCACCAATGCGGTCCAGCCAAACTTTGCGCACACATCGTAAATGCGCCCGTGAAACGAGTTGCCAGCGTCCAGTAGGGTGCGTTTGTCGGGCACCTTCAGCCGCGTCTGGATCTCTCGGAGCTGGTCCACCGTTAGGATCTTGCCCGCCCAGAGCAGTCGGCTGTGCCCGTTTTTAAGCCAGACGCGGCAGATCCCCCAGTAGTGGTCCTGTTGGCAGTCCACGGTGAAAACGCGGGCGGCCTCGTCTGGCATCGGTCTTCCATCTTGCCATTCGTTAACGAAATACTCAGAGGCTTCGAGTTCCAGCGCCGGGAGTTCTTCCTCCTGCTTCCACGGTTCCGCAAGCCGCTGCATTCGGAAGTCTTTTGTGGGTTGAAGCACGCCCAAATGTCGAGCGTCGGACGCTTGGCACCACTGGATGACAAGGTCGGCCCACCGGATCCAGTAAACGGACTGGGCGGAAACGCGCCGGGAGCGGTAGCCTTCGACGTGGTCATTCCCCTCGCTGCGCCACTCGCTGCGCTGGGTCAGTGCACGCCGTGCTGCCGTCGTGTCAGGCGTAACGTGTCCGCAGTGCGGGCACTCATGCCGGACGGTTTTCACCAGAGCGCCCCAGTTCCACTCGCCTGTCTCGCCTTTGCACTCGTCGTACTTGATGTCGACCCACGCCGGTTTCACCCACTCCTCACACCCAGGGCACCGATGGCACCACTGAAATTCTTCGCCCGAGCGCCACTCCTCGGTGAGTTGGTGCGGTTCCTCAAAGCTCTGCGACGTGAGCAGAGCGTAACCGTTCCAACGGTCGTGCAACCGTTTCTTGAACTGGGTTATCAAGTCCGAGTACTGCCAACACTCATCCAAAAAAAGCACCTGCACGGACTTTTCCTGCGCGTTCGACGTGTTCGCCCCGCCCAACATGAGCGGCATATGGGGAAAGTAAATGCCGTCTTTCTTTGTGTGATGCCTATCCTTTGGCATCAATCCCCGCAGCGGTTCGCAGGCTGAAATTACAGGCTTGAGCCTGGTTGCCATCCATTCCGCGCTGGTTGCGTCAGTCTGAGTGATCGAAAGCATCGGCCCCGGCTGCTGCGCCACTGCCCAGCACACCAGCGCCTCCAGTGCGGTGCTCTTGCCTGCGCCCGTACACGCCTGAACGAATGTCTGGCGACAGGAGGGGTCGGCAAAATCCGCAAACACCGCGTTCCACCAAGGCGCGGTGCTGCGGTCAAAGTGCGTGGAACGGGAGGAATGCGGGAAGCGCACGTTGGCCTCCATCCAGTCCAGCGGGTTGCCAGTGTACGCCAGCCGCACGCCGAGACACGAACCGTCAGCAATCGGGTTCACAGGCTGGAAAAGCCCTCCCGAGCGTTGCTCTTGAGAAGCTCGATCCGGCTGCGGAGCTTCGGCTGAATCTCGGCCTCGGTCAGTCCAGCCAACTGCCCAGGCAGGTCACCAACGAGCGCGTCCAGTTCCGAGCACCAAACTGCGACCACGCGCGTCGCGGTTTCGCGCATCTCGTCGGCGAGCACCAACTCGCCTTTTTCCCGCTTGATGATGAGGTCAAGGCGTTCGATCTCCTTTTGGAGCTTTGCGGTCCGTGCCTCTTTGTAGTCAACCGGCGGCGCGGCAGTCTTTGCCGGTTTTGGCTTTGGCTCCTTGTTGGCGACAAGCGGAGGCTCTACTAAGCGGTCAGCGGTGTACTCGGCGCGCCACGCTTCTTGCTCCGTAATAGGCCAGTCTCGATCAAAACCTTTGCGCTCCCAAAACTGGACAGCGGAGACGCTTACACCAAAGTGTTTTGCGGTCTGGCTATACGATGCGCGTTTATTCTGATTTGCCACGCCGCGAGTAGTACACTCGGCAATATCTGCCGGTCAATACCCTACTTGCGGTGTCTACTATCGGCACTTTTTGCCGATTGCACAAAAAAAGAGCACGCGTCCCTGATCTCAC